CCGAAAGGCGATACAGGCCCCGCCGGTCCGCAGGGCGAGCAGGGCCCTAAAGGCGATAAGGGAGAGCCTGGGGAGACAGGGCCAAAAGGAGATGTGGGCCCAGAGGGGCCACGAGGCCAGCAAGGCATCCAGGGCCCTCCCGGTGAGAAGGGAGACACTGGCGACCAGGGTCCGAAGGGAGATCAAGGAGAGCAAGGACCTGAAGGGCCTGCTGGAGCTCAGGGGCCCATTGGTCCAGAAGGGCCCAGAGGAGAACAGGGCCCACAAGGGGAGCCGGGGCCGAAAGCAGAGCCGTTTTCGGTGACCCTTACGGAATCTGGATGGGCCGAAAACGAGCAAACGGTGAGCCACGATAAGATTTTAACGGGTGCTTATTCTTACATTGTATGTCCGGCTGAAGAATCATATATGGCTTATGCCACAGCTATTGTGAGGGCAAAGGATGTGGGCACAAACGGACAAATGACATTTGTGTGTACGGAGACACCCGAAGCGGACCTTGTGGTAAATATCCTTAGAGTGGAGGCGCAAGATGGTATTTAACATGGTGGGCGGCGCAGGAGGCGGAATCAAGCTGGAGAGCATTGCCATCACGACACCGCCTGACAATATCACATATCTCCCCGGAGAGGTCTTTGACCCTGCGGGGATGGTGGTCACGGCATCGTACTCCAACGGGGCCACCCTGACGGCCACCGGCTGGACCTACTCTCCCAGCGGAGCACTGCCCGAGGGGACGAGTGAGGTGGAGATCATCTACACCGAGGCTGGGGTAACAAAGACCGCTGTGCAGGCCATCACTGTGGAGCGTGGGACCATCTCTGTGCCCACGGTATCCGGGAGCCTTACATACAATGGACAAACCCAGAGCCCCACCCTGACGGGCTACGATGCAGACAAGATGGTCCTATCCGGCGACACGTCCGGCACGAATGCTGGGAGCTATACAGCGGTGGTCACCCCAACAGCGCAGTACAAGTGGGCGGACGGGAGCACGGAGGCGAAGGATATCCAGTGGTCTATTGATAAGGCCACCCCCAGCATCACGTTTGACCCGGAATCTGTGAGCCTGGATACCTCCACCACATCTCAGGAGGTGGCTGTCGGCTACACGGGAGATGGGGTACTGTCCGCTCAGTCCAATAACTCCGGCGTCGCTACGGTGTCCCTGAGCGGGAACATGCTGACCGTGGATGGAGTAGACACCGGAAGCACGACCATCACGGTATCGGCCAGCGAGGGGACAAACTACACGGCGGTCAGCGCCTCTCTGAGCGTTGCGGTGCAGTTTGTGATTACCATTCCGGTGGTTCCGAGCCAAAAGGGTACACTTACTTATAATGGCGAAGCACAAATGGCAGAGTGGAACGACCTTAACACAGAAGAACTTACTTTGGTTGGGGCATCATACCAAACAAACGCCGGGACTTATACTATGGGATTTCAACCGAAGCCCGGATATCAGTGGTGGGACGGGACTACGGAGACGAAAAATGCGACGTGGACGATTAGGAAGGCAATGAACAACGTCTCGTTATTACCTAGTGGCAAAGTTACCCTTAACGCAAATAATAAATCCGTTACCTATACAGCGAGCACACGATTTGGTGGGGACATAAGCGTATCGTGGAGCAATCCAGATTACTCACAATATGCAAGCTTTTCGTTCAATAACGAAAATAAAACGGTGACCGTACTGGCAAAAAAAGAACTACCAAATAATCTAAACTATATTTCTTTGATTTTTTTATCTGAAGAATCCGAAAATTGGGATTCTTCGACCAATTCACGAATGATAGATATCGAATCCCTCACCTCCGTCTTCGGCGTCTCCTGGGACAGCTCCCAACCATCCACCGCCCTGACCCGTCTGACCAAAGCCAACGATCCCAACAAGCTGGTCACTGTGGACATCACAACCGAGCCCGTACCCGCAGTTGGGACAGGCTCAGGCTCCTCACCATTCGACAGCTATATGCCGTGGATGGGGATGGAGGAGGTTGATATTGACGCTAGTGGGAGAGTATATCCTGCCAATCGAACATCTCCTTCATCTGCGACATGCGTCAAGATCCCGCAATTTTACTACAAAGTAGAAAAGAGTGGAAATATCTTTCGTTATTATGTTGCGGATGGACCAATCGATGGGTTTTCTTTGCATCCAGGAAGCGAGAGCTATATTGCACGATATGAGGGGTACTTAGTAAATAAGAGTGGCGGGCAAGCATTATGTAGCTATTCTAATACCCCGGCTAAGACGGGATTAACTCGAGCCGAGTTTAGAAATTATGCAAAAAATTTTGCGTCCAATGCCCAACTATACGACTTCGCCGCATGGTGCGCTGTTGGTCTGCTGTATCGGGTAGAATACGCAGACTGGGGAAGCCAGGAGAAGATTGGGCCCGGGATCGTCAACGACACAGCCGCCCATAAAACCGGCGAGACTGACGCCATGGTCTATCATACTGGAAGGGCGGCGGGGACTGACGGCAAAACTGCGGTGCAGTACCGTGGAATTGAGAACCCGTGGGGGAATGTATGGGAGTGGGTCGATGGAATCAACGTCAATAACTATTCCCCCTGCATCTGTACCGATCCTACCAAGTATGCCGATGACACCACCACCAACTATACCGTTGCTGGAGTCCCTTTGGGAGGCTCCGGCTCGACCAAAACCTTAGGCATATCCACGAATCTTCCGTGGGCCTATCTGCCCAGGGAGCCAGGGGGAAGCGAGACTACCTACATCCCGGATTCCATGAACTCGAGCTCCGAGTGGAAGGTGCTCATGGTCGGGGGTAGCCGGGGCAATAGCTCGGCTGCCGGGCTCTTTTGCTTCCATGCCGGCAACTCCTCGTCGAGCTCTGGCGTCAGCATCGGAACCCGTCTCCAATTCCGGGAGGTGAAATCATGAGAGTAAGAGGCGATAACAACCCAGGCACGTTCTCCATTGAGGCTATGCCCAATAAGCCAGGCTGGTGTCTGGTGCGGTTCTATGAGAATGTCGAAGAATACCATGAAGAGCTGGACGAGACCACCATCAAGGGCTGGGAGTACGATGAGTATCACCTGGAACAGCCCACCATCTCCCAGGAGGATATCGAGGGCAACCTTGAGGTCTATCTGAGGGCGGCGAAAGAGGCCGAGGTCACCCCAGAGAGCCGTCTGGAGGATGTGGAGCAAAACAAGGCAGACAAGCAGGAGGTCGCCGCAGTATGGGACAGCATGGCGGCGGCGTACCAGGAGGGGGTGCAGAGCGCATGACAACCAAAGATTTGGTCCTCAGCATAATGAGGTCCCAGGGGGCGGCAGACGCCCTTGACCTGCGAAGCCGGGCCCCCGATCTTGACGGCACAGCCATCATTGCTGAGGAGAGCAAGGCACCCAATTTTGACTCGGAAAAGGACTACTCTGGGTGGCCCATCGGGGCCCCGGTGAGGGATGGTGAGCAGGTGTACAAGCTCCTCCAGCCCTACAACGCATCCACATGGCCTGACCAGAGACCGGCGGACCTCCCTGCCCTGTGGTCTATCTGCCACACCAAAGACCCGTCCAAAGCCAAGGAGTGGCTGGCCCCCAACGGCACCAGCGGCATGTATATGACTGGGGAGTGCTGCGTGGACGGCGGCGTGGTATATCGATGCCTGACGGACAACACCGTACATAGTCCAACAGATTACCCGCAGGCGTGGGAAAGGGTATAAAAAATCCCCCTGTAGGAGCTTAACTACAGGGGGCGCATCCGATTGTCGAAAAAAGGGGGTAACCTTTTCAGAGTTGGTCGGATGTGGCGTCATTATAGCACATCAAAAGAGGGCCCGCAAGAGGAGAGCAAAAATTTTGTCGAAATGGAGGTCAATACTTACCTGATGGATGATAAATGCTTGATTGACCCACAGAGGGATTGCCTTGGACTCCAAAAGGCAAACATGCTGGAGCGGCAGATGGAGAAAATGCAGGAGCAGGCAAGAGATACCCACAATAAGCTGTTTGACCGAATAAGAGACCTGGAAAAAGCGGAAGCAGCCAGGAACGAGCAGTACGAGAACATCATGGGAAAGCTGGACAAGCTGATCGCTTGGCAGGAGGCAGAACAAGCGGCTCCAAAGAAGAGATGGGATTCCATCAAGGATAAGGCCATCTGGGCTGTATTGGCCGCAGTGATTGCTTTCCTGCTGGGAAGGATCGGCCTATGAGCACGCAGATGATCCTGGCCGTTGTAGCGGCGTTCTCGCTGGCCTGTGTGTTCTGTCTGGGGCTGTGGTGGCTGTCCGCCCACCGGTCCAAAAGGGGGCGCACAGAGACTATGAAGGCCATCGTCTGGCTGTGTCTGTGCAATGGCTGCGCCTGGGTATGGTGCTCCTATCTGCTGGCCTACATGGGCCGGACAGAGATCGCTGAGAGTCTGTCCCAGGTAGCTCTCACAGAGATCATTGGAGTGGTCCTGGCTTATGCCATCAAATCCCTGGTGGAGAACCTGAGCAAGAATAATAATTGGCCCGATAAGGCCAGAAAGGATGAAAAAGATGCCTGAATCTATTTTGAAGCGTTTAGCTGCCCTGATGTCCGTCAAGTCCGTGGTCACGCTGGTCTTGACCGGTGTGTTCGCCTATCTGGCCGTCACCGGACAGATCGCCCAGGACTTCATGACCGTCTATGCGGTGGTCATTGCCTTCTATTTCGGGACCCAGTCCCAGAAGGTGCAGGATGTGTTGACAGATGGAACAGACGATAGCCCTACGACCATCACAAACTACTACCAGCTTCCCACTGAGGAGGGAGAAAATGTCGACAGCAAATGATATTCTGGAGATCGCCCGGTCGCAGATTGGGACCAAAGAATCCCCGGCCAAAAGTGATAATGTGAAATACAACACTGCCTACTATGGCAGAGCAGTCTCGGGCGGTGGATATCCCTGGTGTGCCGTGTTTGTCTGGTGGGTGTTCCGGGAGGCCGGGGCCTCTGACCTGTACTATGGCGGAGATAAGACCGCCTACTGCCCCACGCTGATGTCCTTCCACAAGAAGCAGAAGGTGACTGACTACCGGCCAGGAGACATCGTGTTCTTCAACTTCTCCGGCAGAAGCTCCGCCGGACATGTTGGCATCTGCGAGAGCTGGGACGGGACCTACATCACCACCATTGACGGCAACACTGGAAGCGCCAGTGAGGACAACGGAGGTGCGGTACTGCGCCGCCGGAGACACAAGAAATTCATTGTGGGGGCATATCGCCCCGAATATCAGGAGGATGATGATATGACTCAGGATCAGTTTGATGCAATGATGGAAAACTGGATGTCCAGGCAGGCCAAAAAGAAACCGACCCAGCAGTGGGAAATTGAAGGGCTGGAAAGAGCGGTTAAGGCTGGCGTTACAGATGGGTCCAGGCCCATGGGTTTGTGTACTCGACTGGAGGCTGCTATGATGGCGGCTGCAAATAAGTAATAAGGACGTGACCAAATGAGTGCAAGAGTAAAACTTCCAGAACCGTTGGACAGGCTCTTGCGCTCTCAGCTCGAAACAGCCATTCAGGAAGCTGCCTTCCATAGAGATGATGACTTGATTGCAAGGCGATATATCATCGAAAAATGGGCGCAGATAGATATTGCCGCCGAACTGGGCTGGCGTAGATCAACTGTTGGAGATCACTTGAAATATATTTTAAAGCGAGTGATAGAGGTCTCTGAGCAGCTGTACACAAAACGTACATAAACCGCACAAAACCCCGACTGGGACCGCACCCAGCCGGGGAATTTTTTTGCGATAATTTAAGCATGGAGGACGTGGGGATCAAGGGTTGGTACACGTCGCCGCCCTCCTCACGGACTCCATTATTTTTATACAAAGGACGTGTGATATATGA